TGCTGTATTTTGTTTTCACCGTTTCCGCACCCTTCAATAAACTATTTATCAATGGGGTGTAACCTTGAAGTGTCGTAAATGATAAAATCAAGCGTCCCGAAAAGTCAGTCAACCTCGCCAATAGCGTATTAAAAATTGCCTCACTTACCTCTTCATCACAATGAATTGCATGTGCGGACCAACCCTCAAAGATTTGCGGGTCTGCCATGTACTGGCGATAGTTGTTAAAGCTTATCGTACTTCCCCGCTCCGCACCTGGTGTACTGGGTGGCAGGATTGCCTTACCGGAATTAAATCCATTCTTTTGAGTGTATTGCAAGGAATGATTGGTACTCTTCTTCTTTGCCCGTTTATATCGTGCAGGAAGTGCTTCCCAGATATAGCGTTGAGCATCCGCAATACTGCGCTCCTCTGATACGTGCATACTGCGAATCTCTGCCTCTGGAATCTGCTGGGCTAAGTGAACCAAAAGCCGAGAGCAGAGAGTAGTTTTGCTTGAACGGTTGCCGCCCAAAATCACATGAATCTTATCCTTATCCCACCTATCCATCACCCTGCGCCAACCAGGTAATGTCCATCCCCATTCAATCGGATCTTCTTTTTCGCTGTTTGGTTGATCAATCATTAAGCGGCTCAACATCTCCGCCCTAGCTTGGGGTAGTGCATCAATCTCATCCTCGCTCAATGCACATGCTAATTCACCCTTCTCAAACTTTAAATCATCCGTCCAAGGGATTCCAAAGTGGGCATCCACCTCATCTGCGTAGGTTACTCTAGGCATTAAAACTTCCTCAACTTTTCCTGCTCCAACGCATAGCCTAATCCATGCCCCAAGTTAGTCTTGTTATCCTCTTGGATTAATTCATCCTTCCATGCCCATCCCTTGAAATCCAAAGTGCTTCCATCCACCACGCAAAGAACATAAACATCCACATCGGGGTTTACTTTTAAGGTACTCAATAATCGGGCAGTCTTATGCTTGGACGCTTTGACGTCATAACGCTTTCCACTCGTCATTACCCCATCCGCAGAACCACTCCGTGGAGTAAGTCCCAAATCGGGGAATACATTCATCTTCTTTGCAAATCCATACTCCGCCATCATACCCATCACATCCGCTTCCGCACCATCGTGATCACCCATCTTCGCATCTCGCACCCCGTTGCCACGGGCAATGAGAGTGCGCATTCTGCCCACCATCTGACAGACTTGGATCTCATCGGGTTGGAGCTTCAATATCATCCCCTCGCCTGCATCTCCATACCCACTATGATTGCGTTTTCGAGCGTTTGGCACGGGATTTCCGCTTCCCCGACTGACCAACCTTGCGTATCCTCTCCAATGTCTCTGGGCTTAATTTCAATGTCGGTGGTCCCAACTTTAACAAGTCGCACCGTGGTAATTTTTGTACGGATAGTGGTATTGCTCGCCCGTATTTTCTCCAAAAGATCGGATTCCATCCTGGTGGGACTTTCATTATCCATTACTCTCCGCCCTTACTTCCATAATTTCCTTCTCCAATTCACGCACTTTTCGCCTTAAAACCTCAGACTCCTTGAATAATTCACAGCATCTCTCCTTCAGCTTTAAACTATCCACCCTTAACTCCTGATTCTCCTTGGTTAAGCGCTCCACCCATTGGGGCCAGTTCTCCAGTTTCTTACCTGTTGGAGCATATAAATTCATTCCTCATCCTCCTCATCCATATCACTCTCGAAATCTATGATCTCTTCTTTGTAATATTCTTTGACCGCAGAATTTACACACTCCAGAATATCAATGTCATGGAGATCACTCTCCTCTTCCCATCGATGGAAGGTACATTTCAGCTCATGTGTCAGTTGTCTCTTTGCTTCTTCCATACGCTAATTTGAACCGATCCGGTAATTCCCGCTTCTGATTCTTTCGTACCGCAATTAGATTCCCATCCTTATCACGCACATATTTTCCGCCTTGATCCCTTACGAAAAATTCAACCTCATTCTTTTCCCAGAAGCGAAGCCAACCCGCTAATGCCTCTTCCCGTGTAAGATATGGCTCAGGTGCCATCCTCAGTATCTTCATCGTTGTCCTTACATACTGCGCATTGCCAGTCTTCATCCTCGGTGATGGGTGATCCGCATTCCTCGCAGAAAACATCGGGGTGCCAAGGGCGGTCAAAGCATTGGGTCATTTCACCACCTCCCACACATCCTTCTCTAAATGCTTTAACGGAATCACCTCCCCTAACTTCAAATACTTATCCGGTTTGCATCGAAACCGTCCATGACTCCCATCCGCAAATTCAACCAACCTTAAAAATTTATTCTGAGGGATTGCATATATCTTACCCATCCGCTCATCACTCTCCTCCACCATTCTGCGAACCTCTTCAATCGGAGCCTTTACCTCCTCAATCATTTCATCCACCTCCGCAAGTTCCTCCTTAATCTCTTCCTCCCCTTCCATCTCCATCAAATGCGCAACCATCTTTCTCGATATCCGATTGCCATGAACACAAGTACGCATCGTACTCTTCTTAATCCCCATCATCCCCGCAAATTCATCCCTTGTAATCCCATGCTTCCTTAAAATCCGCATACAATCTTTACCACTCAACTTTGTAACCATTCGTACTCTTTTGTAGTTTACTATCGACAAGTCAACACTTTTTCACAAAATTATACAACATGCCAAGAGGGATACCCAAAAAGCTCAAACCATTCGATGAAAAGCTAAAGTCCAAGGTGATCACTTCCGCCGCCCGTATCGCCGCGCGTCAATCAAGTCCAAAGAGAGAATCTGAAGAAATGGAATTATCCGCAAAAGAGGAAGAACATAGACTACGAATCCATAACGCTCTCAAGTACGGAATGGATATGACCGAGCAACAATTCCTAAACGCAGTATCCAAGAAGCTCTCACACATGGTGGCCGACTCCCTTAACGATCTCCACGATTCAATCGATCAAATACCACCCCAGAATAAAGCCTATGCAGTAGGTATGCTATTCGATAAATTTATGACCGTCTCCGGTAGACCCACCAATATCACAGCTTCCGCAAATGTAAAACTTGGCGCCTCAGATATGTCACCCGATAAGGTACGCTCCATTCTAAAAGGGGCAAAGAAGGCCGCAGAAGCCATGCCAACCGAAGCATCCGAAGAAAAGGTCATAGAGGTGACCGATGAAGAATAAAGGCACTCTATACGAGCAAATCTTCTTCCATGAAGCACTAGCTCGAAACTATGAAGTCTTTACACCATTAGGGGATTATCTACCCCAGGACTGCCTAGTTATGAATCAGGCAGGGAAAATCTATAAGGTTCAAATCAAAGGGACCGCAGATAAGGTTGCGGATAAATCACGCGGGGGAATGGGCAGATATATGATCACCACATCCGCAGGGGCATCATCCAAGAAAACCATCGACCCCTCCAAAGTCGATATCCTTGCCGCCTATGTTGCCGCAGTTCCAACCTGGTACATCATTCCCATACTATCCATCGACTCTGCCGTGCGGATCTCACTATATCCACACAATCCGGTATCCAAGGCAAAGCATGAGAAGTACCGAGAGGATTGGGATAACTTTAAGCAGTAACTACGAAGCACTACGAGCTTTAATTGGCGCAATTGGCAATTGGCAAAAGCTAGGGATTTGACGCGGGGGCGGTGCTTTGCGGTGGGAGCGTTATGGCGAAAAATTTCGTGGGGGGTGTGATGATAATATAGAAATTAGCGCGGACGGCGCCGGACCCCCCCCCCGTCTGTGCTGTAAATACCTGTTTTTGCAGTAATTAAAGCATAGCAGTTGTTTTTTAATATACTGCTAAAGCCCTAGAATTGGGGGCTTCCGTCTTTTCGCTCATCTCGCAAGGGTAATCCATGCCCCAGAAATGCACGAATTGCGATTCCTGGAACGCATTGGATTTAATAACGCAAACTCTTTGCATTAAGCTTATTGCAAGTAACTTGCATTAAGAAAAAAAGCTTTCTCCGGGTAGAAATGAATCACCTGCCCCATTCTCAATCTCCGCAATCTCATTACCTGCACCAGTTATGCATTTGGTGTATTTACTCTCTTTATACTTTTTCACCTGATTGCAATGTTCCTTATATTTGTGCCATTTTACGTTGGTTGTCATACTTTGTAGTTTTGTGCTTGACTTGATGTAAAAGCTATGGTTTTGTGATCGAATCCAAAGGGTATGGCAATGATGCCTATCCCGCTTAAAACTAAAGAAAGAAAGAAATACTATGACATACTACATATATAAACGAAACCGTAATGGCGCGGCTTTTCAGTTGGGATGGGCCTTTACTAAGAAGGCTTTGATTGAAAAACTTGAACGCTATTCTTTTTGGAAGCAAAATGGATACGAAGTTTTTTTCATTGAAAGGTAATACTATGAAAATATTAACTAGCGGAAACGCTAAAATCGTAAAGGGTGAAAAGTTTGGATACATGACTCAAGGCATTCACTTTGCACCATCCAATGTAAGCGGATATAATGTATGCGCTTGGGCATCTCAAGGGTGTGCAATGGCTTGTTTAAATACAAGCGGACGCGGAAAGATGAAAAGCATTCAAGATTCTCGAATCAAGAAAACGCGCTCCTTCTTTGAGGATAAACAAGGATTCCTTTGCAACCTTATTAAAGAGATTGAAAGCGCTTGCAAACGTGCTGAAAAGAAAAACTTGAAACCATGTTTTCGCTTGAATCTTACAAGTGATCTTCCTTGGGAAAACATCCGTTGCAATGATGGACAAAACATCTTTGAAAAATTTCCTCAAGTGCAGTTTTATGATTATACCAAAGGATTCAAGCGCATGGAAAAGTATTTGAACGGAAAGATGCCTAGGAATTACCATCTTACTTTTTCTCGTAGTGAATCCAATGATGCACAAGCGCGTCTTATCCTAGCAATAGGTGGAAATGTAGCAGTTGTATTTCGCAATGAGCTTCCCAAACAATGGGAAAAGAGAAATGTAATCGATGGTGATGAATCTGATTTGCGTTTCAAAGACCCACAAGGATGCGTGATTGGCTTAGTAGAAAAGGGTGATGCCAAGAAAGATTCAAGCGGTTTCGTCGTAACCTTATAAACTACATACAACGTCAAACACCTACAAAGATGCACTACGAACTTAGCCTAATACTACTCGCTCCATACGCCATTCTTGGTGCTTGGATTGCAATACAAACACTAATTACCAGGAGAGGAAACTAATTATGGAATCTTTAACAAGATCACAAGAAAGAGAAATGAAAGGTTTGTATGATGAAATATTCATACATGGGACAAGTTACAAATCACTCTTAAATGACGGTTTTACACTTGAAGAAATAAACCACGTCTTAGTCAAAGGCGGTCTTAAACCAATTACAATTAAAGCAAAAAGGAGAAACTCGCATGAGTGAAACAATCGACACAATCGCGCGCAATTTCATTGCTTCCTTAAGTAGTGATGAAATTGATTACTGCACCGATGATATAGAGAAATATCCCGATCACTTCGGATTTGCAGGTTTGCAAGATTTAATGGACGCAAATGTCTTATTACTTGAAACTATTGAAGCGCTTAACCTTAAAGCGCCAAGCCATGACCAAAATGGATGGGATTATCTTAATAAATGCACGGATCGAATTGATGAAATCTTAAAGGAGAAACTAGCATGATCCACGCAAGTAAACTATTCCCCCAAGCGCTTAAAGAAGCCTTCGAAGAGGGCGAGAGAGCGCGGAAAGAGAGAGAGAGAAAGGAGCGCCATTCGGATGATCGTGGAACGATCAAGCGTAATAAGCGTAAAGAGCGCGCACGCGCAAAGCAACTAACATTCAACCTATAAAGCGCAAAGAAAGAAATAATACTATGATTACTATTGATGAAATACGCCAAGCGGAAAGCACGCTTGAAGACATTAACGAGGAGATCCGAGAAGAACGGTTCTATGATGATAAGGAGCGCGAAGAATTTATGCTCAAGGAGAAACGAGAAACGCTTAAGCTTTTAGCACTAGTACCCAAGGAGGACGCATAACATGGAAGCGACAAAAGAGAAACACGCCACACACACGCCAGGACCTTGGCACGCATTCGAGCAGTGCAGTTATTCTGCTACTAAAGGATTATTTGAGATAGACGCAAATCATCCAAGCGGGAACCGTCAAACGATTGCGGTAACTCCTTTCGCAGGAGATGGGCATGAATTATGGGCCAACGCGCGATTGATCGCGGCGGCTCCGGATATGTATGAGGCTATGAAAGCGATTCTTGCGGTAATTAATGATCCAAGACCAATATTTCCCGGAACCGCGATTGGCGACAAACTCCGCGAGATCCTCGCCAAGGTAGACGGGGGGGAGGGATGAGCGAGAAATGCCCGCATTGTGAAACAGAATTGGAACTTGATAAAGGTACGCAACCAACTTGCATTAATGGTGATATCGATGAAGGCATTGAGCCTTGTCATTATTGCGAGGAATGTGGTTATGAAAGAGAGGTGAGTAATGACTAAGGTAAATGACTTTAAAGGTTTTTTGGAGATACGAGGATTTAATCAAGAGAGTATCGAACAAGTATCAAGGAACACTTACAAGTATACCAATTGTGGTGCTTGGTGCAGTTGCGATGAGAAAGGTATTCAAGTGGGTTCCATTGTTGAGGGTAGTGATGTAGGTACAGAAACACACAATTTGAATTATCCTTTCGAGATGAAAGATTTTTGGGATGCACTTGATCAAGTTGAGAAAGAAGCAGATCAAATTTGGAGGGAGTGGAATTGTGAGTAAAAACGAATCTAACACCATAGCGCGCTTGTGCGTGGGCCTCATCATCTTTCTGGTGATGCGGTTCGCGCCAAAGGCGTTGGAGTGGTGGAATAAGAGAAATCGTCAAGAAGGCACCTAGGAATCGCTTTGATGGTGAAATCTGCCTAATCTATCAGACCCTACCCCCAAAAAGCACGATTTGATGCCCTCTTGAGCCTCTATCGTGCTTTTTCGTATTTGATAGTATTGCTTTGTAGTCAATAAATATCCGCATCATCATTTAGACTTGGCTCCTGATGCGCTTGGAAGCGTCCCAAACTCTTTTGAAACTCAACAAAGGTGCAAAGGTCATTCTCACCTCCGCGGTTCTTTGCGACATGAACCCTAATCTTTTCCTTGAGAGGATTATCTTTGGATTCAGAGCTAAGGAGAAATGCGGTGTCACAATCCTGCTCAATACTTCCAGACTCTCGGAGATCGGATAGCATAGGTTTCCGGTTCTGCGCTTCAAGCGCTCGGTTGAGTTGCGAAAGGGCGAGGATTGGAATCTCAAGTTGGAGTGATATTTGTTTTAGGCTACGAGAAATGTGGGTTACTTCCTCCACCCTTGATTTGTATCCAGGTGCGGAAAGGAGTTGAAGGTAATCAATCACCGCCAGTCCGACACCTCCCTTCGCTCGCTCTTGGACCAGAAAGGCGCGGAAAGAGTCAAGGGTAGCTTCCGCATCATCTTTGAAGGTTATGGGCCAATGCTTCATTCTTTGCTTTGCGTCTTCTAATTTCTTCTTATGAGCGGGGAGTAAGTCTCCCTTTTGGCGCGGACGAGAAACCCCGCTTTCGCGGGAGAGCAATCGTCCTGCACATTCTGATGCTGACATTTCGAGGGAAGCGTAAGCAATGCGGTATCCTCGCTTTGCTATTTCGTGGGAGAAATGAATCGCAAGTGCGCTCTTTCCGATACCTGGTCTTGCGGCAAGGACATAAAGCTTACCGGGTTGGAAACCTCCGCTTAGTGCCTTATCAAGCTTTGAGAAAGATGTGGAAATTGCGGAAGAATCTCCCGCATCTATCGCTAAGAACTCAGAGTATGCTTCATTAGCGGCTTGACCAATCTTGACTTGTCCAGTTCCTCGCGTTAGCGCTTTGGCAACTTTAGTGTTAAATACGGAAGCTATCTCTTCTGCACTCTTTCCGTCTTTGAGGAGATCCATAGCGTGGTGTATGGAATGCTCCGCAATTCTTCGGTTTCTGGTTTGCTCAACTTGTTCAACATAGCGGTCCACTTTCCCACCACCATGAAGCTCAACTAATTCCAACGCTTCTGCTTTGAAGTTTGGTAGCTCAATTGCAACATCCACCTCATTGAGAGGTTCTGAGGAAGATGCTAAGAGTTTAAAGATTTGGCGGTGGGCTTCGCTTGTGAAGTCTTCTTCGGTTAATCTCTCAACTGCGGTGGCCGAGGATCGGCCTGTATCATCTGCAAGACATGCCGCTAGAACTGCCTGTTCTGAAATTAGGTAATCCACTAAAGTTCTTTCAGCTTCGGTTCTGGGCGCGGCATTCGCTCTTTAATCCATCCACGACAAGCATTACGAAAGGTGGCGTTCCAATCCGCCTGGGTGTGACCTTTTCCTTTCGCCCAATCTATGAACATCGCAACTGCAATGCTATGATCTAAACCTTCGCCTTCGGCTATGCTACGAGGTGGAGCAAAGTCATCGGATATACGACTGCCTTTTTTCTTCTTTGGATTTGAATGTGAGTTGCCACGATTAGTGGAAACCGAACTATATATATTAGAAATACATTCCGGAGGAATGACGCGCACGCGCGAGGGATGCCACAGATACTCCACCAGGAGTGGAGTTATAGTGGAAACTGGGGTTGCTCCGAAATGATCACAATACTCTTTTAAAGCATCACTTATCCACTTGGGAACTTTCAGTCTGATCTCAACCTTTTCGCTCATCTTTGCCCTCCCATCATGGCGCTGAATAGGGCGAGTAAGAGCCATAAGAAGGTGGCACTTGCGGCAGTAAACAACAATGCAAATAGGATGTATTCTGTGTAGCCTTTCATGGTTCCCATCTACCTAGAGATCACTTGCGTTTCGGTCTTGGAATCCTGCTTGATCTTTCGAGCCTAAGAACCTTCATGCTTTTCTCTTGTATCCAATTATTCCAACATAATATTCCTGCTTTAATAATATAAGCAGGCTCAGTTATCACTCCTTCACTTAATTTATTTATAAAAGAATTTCTTAATACTAGAGAGGGACTACCCTTGGATAAATCGAATCCATGAAACACTTGGTCCATAAATTGATCTACTTTTGAATTCTCACAATCGATATCTTCATGCGTACCCTCTCCATCTCTGCGTAGTAAATAATGCAAAGCAATCAATGCACTCTTACGGACCTTGAGCATTTTATGCCACTTATCAATCTTTGAGATTGAATTGATTAACCCAGGATATTTCTCGGCATATTCTTCAATTTCGTAGTTTGCAATATTAGTTCTAGCTCCGGCACCATTTCCAATAAGCAATCCATCTTTATCTATTTTTGCCAAAATACCTAGAGCGGCGGCTAAAAGATGTGTGCTTTTGTATCCTGCTATAGATAGAATATCAGAATTATTCCGCTTCTTACCTTGATCAAGAGTTCGGAATGCAAATTCATTTCCAATTTCAACCATGATTACGGTAAGTGGAGTTTTTGATTGGATGACCGCGTTTAATCGATGTTGCCCATCAATAAGCTTACCATTCGCATAGATGATAGACTCACCATTTAACATCCAATGCCCTTGCTTCATCATCTCTGAATATTTTTTGACTTGTGCAGATGAGACAGGTCTATTTTGTACTTGTGATGCTAATATTAATTCAGCTTCATGTGGGAATATTGTAGCTACCGTGATATACAGATTCAAATTAGAATCATAAAGGTAATTACTTGGTTCAAGTTTAGTGTCTAAGTTGTGTTTTATCATTTTGTTCTTCTTTCCATTGTTGTTTATTGAGGAGAGCCACTAGATCATCCAATCGACAAGTGAACATACTCTCCGAGTTATTTTTTCTGTGAATGACGCAGGGGGGTTTGTCTCCTGCATCACGAATTGATTGTGTCATGGCACTATATAAGTTCAATGCCTGGACATGCTTGGCCTCGATATGAAAGGGGAAGTCACTTACCACATCGGGGGAATCAGATCCACCGGAGAACTGCTGTCCTCTGCGTGAATCTGGAAACCCGTTTTCCGATAGGTATCGTGCTAATTCTCTTTCGTATCTGGCGCCCTTACTCCTGCTGTTTATCTTCCCCATCACCGCAGTCCTCTGTGAAGGTTATAGTCAAATCAGGATCACTAACATCGTCCAAATCTTCACCTTCCATCAAGGCAAGCATTTGCTCAATTACCGCCATAGCCACCACAACCGCGCCATTAAAGTTGGAATCATCTATATGTTGTTTTGCGAAGACAATCCCTTGCTTTAAACGCTTTATCTTAGTTTCCTTATCAATCATGCCGCATCCTTTCCTTCAGCATCCCAAGTAAGAGCCTGTGCAAAATCATTAATGTCCAAGGTTCTCTTGTTTGCGATGTACTTTGTTTCCAATCCGTATTGCTCCACAATTTTGTAGACGAAATGCCTACCGACATTGAACTTGCGAGCTATGTCCTGCATCGACAAGCGATTGTAGTTTCGTGTGAGTTCAAGGGTCTTTACCCCATCGCTGTATCCAGGCCAAATATCACTTGATACACAACTTGCCCAGAGCTTGCACGCGCGCCTCATCGGTTCCCGATGCCGAGCAATGTCATAAGCTTCAAGGGTGTAGCAAGCGGTTACATAAGGTGGCGTTTTCTCAACGCATACAAAGATGAACTGCTTTGGCGAATATCCTAGCTTTCGCAATCCCTCCAGGTACCAACAAGCTTGGAAATCATATCCAAATTGTCGCACACTCTTTGCAAATCCGCGCTCACTTGCATCCATTGTGGACTTTAAATCAATAACCACTTCCGGGCTTGGACAATAGAGATCGGGACGGACCTTACACTCCGCTCCTTCCTCCATGAAGAATCCTGTTCCCTCAATGATGGAATCGACATCACTCATGTAATCCGTAAGAACTGGATTATCTAGTGCGGCACCTGCCATTTCCATGCAGGTATTGTAATCGCTTTGATTGAGCCAACGCTTGTCTGGGTTCTCAATCTCCATACGCTCCATCTCTGCTTTGTACGCATTTGTGCGTGGTCCATTGCCATTAATCTCCGCAGGTTTAGCACCATATTCATAGTCCAACTTCATTGGCTCCAATACCGCGCTATGGAAGCACCCACCCATAAGTAAGGGTGTGGTGCTTGGACTCGGATGATCCATCCTATGCTTCACATGTGCAGGTGAAGTATTATTTAAGGATGATGCGGTACTGCGGGATAGCTCTGGAGATGAATGATATGCTTCGTTACTTATATCAGTTCTTAATCCCATCAGAAAGGTTCTTCCTCCTCTCCCGCCTGCTCTTCAACCTCTGGTTCTGCTTCTGCAAATGGATCTTCACCACGATACAAAGCAGATAAGTCCACCTCTTTGCCCAGAATCATTTTCCGCTGTTCATCACTCATCTTCTTATGCGGCTTTGGAGTGACTGCATATTGTGTATCCATACCCTCACCATTGCGAATGATGGCGATATCATACTTCCGAAAATCGCCCCACTCCTCATCATTGCCAAGGTTTACCAACTCATCCTTGATACTCCGCTGTGTAATCTCTAACACCTGGACCGAATCCGTTGCATAATTATACACCTTAAATGCAAAGAACTCTTTTGGTTT